TCAGTTGTCCGCCGCACTCTGTTCGTCCGTTTTAGACGCACGAACCACCTTCCCCGTGTTCTTATCGACGGAAAATCCGTATCTTTTTATCCAATCCCGCACGGTGCGCGGCGCAACATTTTTACCGGTGCTCGAATACCATTCCACGAGGTCGCTCACCGTCGGCGGCTCCCCCATGTTGCAGCGTTCCACCGCATCGCAGAATTCCTGCTCTTTGCTCCGGCGCTCCTGCAAGGCGCCGCTCTGCCGCTTACGCACGCCTTTCTTCCACGGCGGCTCATCCGCGTTTGCCGTAAGGTCTGTCAGCATGCCGCCCGCATCGACCGCATGCACCGGATAATCGAACCACAGGTTGACCGGCGGAAACTTGGGGAACTCGCGCAGCGTGCCCTCCACGCGCCATGCTGTACGCGCCTCAGCAGCCCGTTTTGCGGCCTCTACGGCGCGGTTGAGACGTAGGCAGTCTTCCTCTGGCAAAAGCTCCATGCAGGCGCGTAAGGCCGCTTTTTCGCTGCACAGATCGTCTTGTGAAACCTCGTTCAACAGGTTTACTTCCCGCAGCGCAGCCTCACATACAGCGCATGCAGCGTTGTTTGCAGCCTGAGCGCGTACATCGTCATCAAGGTCAAGCTCAATCAGATCAAGGAGCGCGTCCGGGTCGCGGGCAAATACGCCGCTGCCGGAAGCGCGGTCCATGCTTTGCTTCTGCCCCTGCCGCCCTTTGCTGTGGTGATGGCAATAGATCACGGCACAGCCAAGCTCTGTGCAGACGCGGTCGAACTGATTGCAGAAATGCGCCATTTGGTCCGCGCTGTTCTCATCGCCCGTGATAACTTTATAGATCGGGTCGATGATGATGGCAATGTATTGCTTCTTCGCCGCGCGGCGGATCAGCTTAGGCGCGAGCTTGTCCATCGGGATCGACTTACCGCGCAGGTTCCAGATATCGATATTATCAAGATGCCTGGGCTGCCAGCGAAGCGCCGTGTACACGTCCCGAAAGCGATGCAGGCAACTTGCCCGGTCAAGCTCAAGGTTCACGTATAACACTTTGCCGCGGGCACACACCCATCCAAGCCAGCGCCGTCCCTCCGCAATCGCGCAGCTGAGCTCGATGAGCGCATAGCTCTTTCCCGCTTTGCTCGGCCCGGCAAGAAGCATCTTGTGCCCCTGCCGGAGAACACCGTCGATCAGCGGCGGAGACAGTTCCGGAAGATTGTCCCATGCGTCTGCCATGCTCTCCGGCTCCGGCAGATCGTCGTTTACGCTCTCGATCCACTCCTTCCATTCCGCATAGCTTGCCTTGCCGATGTTGGTGTCCACAAGAAACTGCTTGCGGCCGTCGCGCAGGATTCCCGGCATGCGAGAAAGGCGGGATGGGTTTCGGTTTTGACTGTCGATCTTGAGCCCGTTCTTCTGACATACGCTATAGAGATAATCCACGCGCTTACGGTACTCGTCATAGCTACCCGCATCAATTTTGACGATGGCATGCAGGCTCTTTCCGCCGCTGTGCACAAGGCAGGCAACGGGAAGCTCCAGTTCGCGGATAATGGCGTTCTGCGCCTCGATCTCCATCGCGTCCGATTCCACAAGCGCATAGCGGTACTCCGTTACGTTTTCGTTCTTTACACCGTGCCCATCGAGCGGGTTGAAGCGGATCCATGCGCCGGCCCCCGAATTGTAATCCCCGATCACAGAGCAAAGATCACCGCCGCACTTACTCAAAAGCTCGATCAGCTTTCCCGCCGTACGGTCGTAGCAGCCCTTTTCCGGCAGAAAACGGCCGTCCTTTTCATAGCTGCGTGTAACATAGCCAACGTTTTCGGAGGCCTCAAACAGCGTCTCCAGATAGGTGGTCAGCTGCCGCACCGGATCCCAGTCCTTCGGCTCGTCAACCTCCTTGCCCTCCACCCAATTGCGGTTTACGATCATAAGCTCGTCCTTCGCTCCGATGGCGGCCTCCCAGTCGAGTTCCGCATCCACTTCAGCGCGTTGCGGCTGCCAGCCCTGGTTCTTTGCAAGCTGGATGATCGTTCCCGCCGTTACCGGGGCGCCGTGTCCATGGAAGCCGTCCCACTTGCGGAAGCATTCTCCCGCATGGTACCGGGCATGATCCCGTTGGCTCCACGCATCCCAATCCGCAGCGGTATACCCTTCCTCTTTGAGCGCCATACCGACGGAAAGCCATTCCTGGTAATCCAGACCGGCCGGGTCGATCTGCTGCAGCGCTTCGCGGATGTCGTAACACTCTACCATGAAGATACCTCGTCGAATAAATCAATGCGTTGTTGCTGCGCTACCTCAGGCGTGTATTCGCCTGGATGGATGCCATTCGGAATGCGCCACCCGTTTGCGGCAATTCGGTCGATCAACCTATTGGCTGCATCAAACTGCCACGTTCCGACATGCTGGAAGCCGCGCCCTTCGAGGAAGCGGATTTGCTTTGGCGTGGTAAGCCCCTCCATGCGGCGCTTATCGAGCCTGTCGAGCAGCTTTGCGGCCTTGCCTGCGCACTCCACATCGTCCGGGAAAATGCCCATACGTTCGAGCGCTTGCATTTGCTTTTGTGACGGCGGGCCCATCTCCCAGCCAAACGCGGGCACATACCCTGTTAAGTCCTCGGCCTGAATACTCATTTCAAAGTGGAGCGGATCAACGAGCCTGCGTTTGCGTGTGCGCATCTCCTGAAGCTGCTTTGCAAGCGCTTCCTCGCGTTCCGCGATCACATCCTCGGAAGCCTTCTGTTCCGCTTCTTCAATGTCCACGGGGCAGCCCGCCGCCTCGATGTTCGCCGTCATGCGCCGCGCCACATCCTCATTTTCGCAGATCAGATGCGCCGGGTGGCAAAGCTCGTGCCGCTCCGTGTGCCAAAGGAAGTCCAGCAGTAGAAGCTCAGCCTTACCGGCCGCGAGGCGCGTGCCTCGACCCACCATCTGAGCATACAGGCTGCGGATCTTCGTAGGCCGGAGCACTACGATGCAATCCACCGTGGGGCAATCCCATCCCTCCGTGAGTAACATGGAGTTGCACAAAACGTTATAATCGCCGCGGTCAAACGCTGCGAGGATGCGGGCGCGGTCTTCACTCCCGCCGTTCACTTCGGCAGCGCGGAATCCGTGTTCATTGAGAATCGTACAGAATTTCTGGCTTGTCTTAATCAACGGCAGGAAGACCACCGTCTTGCGGTCACGGCAATTCTTCGCCATTTCCGCCGCAATCTGGTGCAAATACGGATCAAGCGCCGTTCCGACGTCGCTTGCCTTAAAATCGCCCGCCTGCATGCTTACGCCCGTGAGATCCATCTGCAAGGGAATCGTAAGTGCCTTGATCGGCACGAGATACCCATCCTTAATCGCTCTGGGCAGCGTGTATTCGTATGCCAGGGAATCAAAATAAGCGCCCAGGTTGCGCATGTCGCCGCGATCCGGCGTGGCAGTTACGCCAAGCACCTTTGCGCCGTCAAAGTGCATGAGCACCTTCTGATAGCTGTCCGAAATGCAGTGGTGCGCTTCGTCCACCACGATCGTGCTGAAGAAATTCGGTGCAAACTGCCCGAGCCGTTTTTCCCGCATAAGCGTCTGTACCGAGCCTACCACCACGCGGAACCAGCTCCCGATGCAGCTTTCCTCCGCTTTTTCCACCGCACAACCGAGGCCCGTGGTTTTGGCGAGCTTGTCCGCGGCCTGGTCCAGCAGTTCCCCACGGTGGGCGAGCACAAGCACGCGCTCGCCATCCCGCACGCAATCCTCAATCAGCTTGCTGAACACGATGGTTTTGCCGCAGCCGGTCGGGAGCACAAGCAGCGTGCGGCGACGGCCTGCCGCCCACTCTGCCTGTACCGCTTCCCTCGCTTCCTGTTGATAGGGTCTCAGATCCATCGCCATTGCCCCTGCTCCTTAAAACTTTCCGGGTTCATATGCCCGCGGTGCAGCGTCTTCCGCGGGCTCATAAAATCGTTTGATCTCGTTGGAAACCTTGGTCGCACCGTCCTTCCCTGTCCAGTTGCGCACGCCAACGTTGCATCTCCCGCGGGAGCCCACCACCCGAGTCCAGTCCATTGTGATACGCTCACCCTTTTTGCGCTGCCCGATCGCCGTGAAGAAGGCGCAGAGCATGCCCTCGGTCTTTGTGTGCAGAAACAGATTATGCGTTAGTGTCGTTTCATCCTCCGGGGATGAAACGCGCAGGCTCAAAATCGCTTTGTTGCACGGTGGAAGTTTGTCGCTGCCGTTGTGCCGGCCGCGCTCAAAGCTGATCACCTCAAAGTCGTAATCCCCCTCAGCAACTACATGGAAGTCGCTGTCCTTCTCGATCTCATCGTTCCAGCCAATTTCTCGGCCTTCGTCAAAACTGCTCATGTTTGTTCTCCTCTCTGTTCGTTAAAATGGTATTTCATCCTTGCGGATCTGCTTGATCAATTCATGCACCTGCGGCCATGCGGCCACGAGCACACCATTTACAAAGCCTGAATCATAATTTTCAATCGGCGTATTCGCCGGATAATACCCCTTGCGGCTCACGGCCATCTGGATTTCCGGCTCCAGTACGTTGTAGGTGCGCATGAGGTCTGAAAGTGCTTGTGGGATCGTCCGCGCCTTTACTTCCGGCACCGCTTCCTCCGGTGTTGCCGTTTGTGCTGGCGTTGCAGGTTCTGGAATGGGATCCGTCGGCGCCATAGGTGCAGTGGCAATCTTGGGTTGCGGCGGCATGTCGCCTTCAATGCAATGCGCGATCTCCGCATATTCAAACTTCAGCTCGGGCTTCAAGCCGTGCCGGTTCTTCGCATCCCAGCAGGGATGATGCATCGTATACAGCACCCGTGCGCCACCCTGCGCCTTGTTTTTCCCCTTGGCCGTACCCTGATCGTCCACATTGACCACAAACGTTTTGTAATTGGCGAACAGCACCATGTCCGCCCATTCTTTGAGCAGCGGCGCCGTCTGCTTCTGCAGCTTCAGCTCCCAGCGGTCATATGCGCCCATCTCATCCGGCTGTTCAAATTTGCGCATCTTGGCATGCGCCGTAACGGTCACATGAACGCCCATGCCGATCACATCCTCGAGGAGGTTCAGCATCCGGCCGAAGTCCTCGGCAAGGTAAACGTATCCCTTACCGTAGCCGAAATCCTCAATGCCCTTTTTCTGCGCTTTGGCACAGAGCTCCGCCATGCAGAGCTGTTCCGCCCAGTCCGCCGTATCGATCACAAGCGTTTTGCACAGGCCAGGGTTTGCCTTGACATACCGGATCTGTTCCATAAGCATAGTGAAGCTTGAAGGCTTTTCCATGCGCATAACGTCCATGTGCCGGGTGCTGCCCTCCGTGTCGATGAAGAGCGGCTCCGGAAACTGCGCCGCAAATGTGGATTTCCCGATGCCCTCGGGACCATAAACCACGACCTTTTGTGCGCTTTTGATCTTTCCGCGCGTGATCTGCATTAAAACTCACCTGCCTTCCATGCCGGTGCAGCCGGTGCCTCCGGCTCCGCCACCGCTTCACCTGCGATGTATCCATCCTCAATGATGATGCTGCACTCGCCGCCAGTGCTTACCCTCGTAGCGATCGCCTGCAGTCCCTCCTGCTCCAGCCATGCGCCAAATTCATGGAGCGTATCGAGATCCATCTGCTCCAGCTTGTCGAGCAGCACAAAGCCGCACTTCGGGTTCAGCCGCCGCACGATGGCCGTGGCCACGCGGAGCTGATCCGCGCCCGACATGCAGTCCCATGCCTTCCCCTGATACAGCAGCTCGCCGTTTTCTACAGAAAGCCCGGGCAAGGGCAAGTCTGCATTCTGCAGCAGATCGGTTCGCGCTTTGCGCACGGATTCCAGCTGTTCGGTCAGCTCGGCATATCGGTTCTGATATGCGAGCGCATCCGTTTCGGCTTTGTCCTTATCCAGATTGGCGCGCACCTTGCGGTTGATCTGCTCGACATTTGCAATGCTCTGCTCCAGTTCAGCCGTGGATTCATCCGCAAGGTCTGCGGCGGAGCGCCGGGCGGTATCGAGATCCGCAAGCACCGCCTGCCGCCTGGCAAGCAGCTCATCCAGCTTGCGCTGCACCTCCGCTGCCTCCCCTTCCAGCTGCTGCAGGCGCATCCGCTTCCGCTGATTCTCGCCGTTGCGGGCAAGGATCTCCTGCTGCCGCAGGATCAGCTCCGTCGCGGACACGGGTTCCTTTGGCGCGTCCGGGTAGTAGGCTATCTCCTGCGCGTATTTCTTTTTCTGATCCGCAATCTGCCCGATGGCATGGCGGTTCGCGTACAGTTCGCGCTCCTGTTGTTCCAACTCATACAGCCGGTCTCCGACGCCGATGATCCGAAGCAGCGTATCCGCCTTTTCCCGATTGTTGGCCTGCATGAAGCGGGGCAGGTTCAGCGTCAGTTCTTCCACGAATTCATTTAGCAGCTGCTGCCCGCCCTTGCGACCATCCGGGTCGATCACCTTGAGGTCGCTGTTCTTGCCCTTGCGCTCCACCACGAGCCCGTTTGACAGAACAATATGGATATATGGCGGGAGGACTGAGCCATCCCGCTGCGCTTGTGACGGCCGGTACCGTTCGCCGCCAAGCGCCCAGGTGATTGCATCCAGCACGGAAGTTTTCCCCTGGCCGTTCTTCCCGCCGATCACCGTCAGGCCGTTTTCCTCCGGCTCAAAGCGGGTGGCCTTCACCCGCTTCACGTTCTCGATTTCAAGCTTATTGATCTTGATCATGCTGTGCTCCTTTCGATTTGCTCAATTAAAACGGGAACTCTTCCACTTCCGCCAGGCTCCCGGCACATCCAGCCTCATACCAGCGCTCAGCCACATCCCGGCCGTATCCGGCTTCACGGACGTTCTGCTTGTTGTCATCCGGCGTCACGATACGAAGGTTCGCCCGCGTATTGTTTAACCCGTCGTGATCTATATGATCCACCTCCATGTCCGCCGGGCAGTCCGTCAGAAACCGGTGCAGCCGGATCGTCATACGCGCGCCTGCCTCGCGGATTGTGCACGCCGCGTACAATGTCCACCGCCGCCGCTGCGCATACCACTTCCCCGACACCGACAGCACCCGTGGCAGATCTTCCGCGTCGATCAGCGTTGCATGCTCCGCGCCACCCTCCATAATGTAGATCACCGCGCGACCGCAGGGCAGGATTTCATATCGGTTCCTCGCAGGAGTCATGGCAATCGCACCTCTCTCCGGGATCCAGGTTCGCCCCGCAGTCGGGGCATGTCCAGTACGGTTTACCCATTTGCCACACCCCACCTTGCCTGCGGCCATGCCGCACAGTCGTCGCGCAGAGCCATTGCTTCGGCAAGCCCAAGCCCGCAGGCAGACGCGATGATAATCGTGCCGCAAAATGTGCGTCCGTCCAGCGTGCGGTTTGGCGCTGCATGCGGGTCTGCCGAGGACAGCACCGCATATGATTTATACCACCCCAGTTCCGGTTCACCGTCCACAGCTGCCCGGAGTGCCTCCACGCTGTCGAAGTTCCAGATCAGGGGCCGAGCTTGCCCTGGTTTAATTACGATCGCACGCATTGACTTCATCCTCCCGGCCTGATAAAATAGGTTCAGTGTTATTGTTTGTGTGCTCGCTTGGGATGGCTGTCCCGGCGGGCACTTCCTTTTCCACGGGCTGCATGCAGTAGTCGATTGCCGCGTTCCAGCCGGCGTTGAACGCCGCCGCCGCAATCTCCATTGAAAATACTTCAAGGCACATGCCCCCAACTTCTCCTTCAGACCATTCGACTAACGCTTTTCTTATCTCATTTTCCATGTCTCACGTTCCTCCCTCAAATCTTTAATGTATAGTCCCCGCTTGCGCGGTTGCTGCCGTTTTTCCGCCCTGCGCTGCGCCGCTACGCCCTGTGCGACCGCAACGGAGATCATGATCCCTAGAATCACGCCCGGCAGCGTGAAGCTGAAAAATAATCCGAAGTAGTTCATATTGCCTCCTTCAGCTTGCGGCCCGCAGTGCCCAGCGTGCCATCTGGCGCACTAGAATGCGCCCATTTGGTGCCTCTGCCAGCCGGCCATCCTGTACCATGCGCCATATCGTAGCCGGGTTTACATCCAGTATCTTGGCGGCTGTGGTTTTCTTCACTGCCTCACCCCATTGGTCTACCCAGGCTTGTTCCAGTTCGGATATATCTATCGCAGGGCTTCTCTTTTTGTGTGTCATGTAGAAATCTCCTTTTATTCGATTAGTCGATTTTGCGTTGCCCACTCTCCGCTCCTGCTGGTATAATTTGTAAAGAATGGAGGTGAATTGCATGGTTAAAATGACCACGAGCGGCTTTGACGAGCTCGAAAAGGAACTGGAACATTTGGCTCATTTCATTCCGGGATTCGAGTGTCCGAAATGTGGCGGCGAGTTCGAGCTTCCACTTGATGCCGATACGGTGACTTGCCCTCACTGTGGTATCAAGATTGCAATCGAGCACGAATAGTGACTACGTCAGCGGCTTAGCGCTTTTGCCTTTTCTCGCGCCGCGTTGAGCCGCTCCAGTTCGTCTGCTGCCGCTTTTGTGATTTCATTTAGCCGCTTAGTAGCATCAATCATTTCTTTTACATCGGCCAGATACTGTTTTTTGTTCTCTACGATTACTTTCATCTCTTCTCCTCCTTTAGCTCGCTTGGTCGGTGTCCTTGTTGTTTGTTGATTTTAATTCAACTTCAACAGCAAAAAAAATTTTTTCCTTTTGCTTAGCCGTTAATTCAAGCAATTTTGAAAGCTTGTCTACCTCGCTTACCTTAAATTCTGCCTTATTCTCTATCTTCTTCATTAATCCATACGCAGATAAACCCATTTGGCAAGCAATATATTTGTATTTCAACCCCTTGGCATTAACTAGAGACCGTAAGGCCTGTGTATCCGTCAACGTGTCTCACCTCCCGCTTTGTTGATTATTAATCTACACATGGAGTATATCACTGCGTTCACTGCTAGTCAACACATTTTTTTGATTTTATCAAAAAATGTTGATTTTAAATGAACTTCATGTTATAGTACCATTAAAGAAACAGGAGGCAACCAATGTCAGATATATACGCACGAATTAGGGCGCGTAGAGAAGAGCTCAATCTTTCGCAGGAGGAGCTTGCAAAAAGGATGGGGTACAAGTCAAGATCGTCTATTAATAAGATTGAGATGGGCGAGAATGACATACCTCAATCAAAAGTGGAGGCATTTGCCCGTGCTCTCAATACTACGCCTGCCTACCTGATGGGCTGGGAAGATGATTCTGTTCCAGAACTAAATGCGCGCGACCGTCGTGATATTGCAAGATATATGGCCGATATGCGGGAACGCCTAGCCAGCGGTGAGGCGCTTATGTTTGATGGGGAGCCGTTGACACCAGAGGCCATGGATTCTATTCTGGCCGCCATGCAGGTTGGCATGGAAATCGCAAAGAAAAAGAATAAGGAAAAGTACACGCCGAAGAAGTACAGAAAGGAGTAGCTGTGCGCGAGCGGGACATTGTGCGCCGTCTCATTCATCGTCACCAGACCCGCGACCCGTTTGAGATTGCCTTTTTAACGGACAGGGAAATTGTGATACAGCCTCTTGTATGTGTACGCGGGTTCTATCAATATTTTAAGCGGAACCACCTCATATATCTTTCGGATAGCCTGGATTACGTAAGTAAAAAATTTGTCTGCGCGCATGAGCTAGCCCATTCTTTCTTGCATTGTGATATCAATGCCGTTTACTTGGATAGCCAGACGCACTTTACTACGCGAAAGTTTGAAATGCAGGCTGATCGATTTGCAGCTGACCTCCTGATATCAGATGCGGATGTGGAAGAGTATGTCACGTGGCCCGTGGACAAGCTTTCTCAGATGTGGGGTATTCGTGGCGACGCCATAAAGTACAGACTGCAACATACGCAAATAGGGTTTGGAATTAAGGAAGAGACTGTTCAAGAAGCAGAGTAAGCGCAACCCAAATTGAAAAGCATTTAAATAAGTTAAGTCTATGCGGAATTACAAAGGAGGATACCATGCCTTACTGCACGCGCTGTGGAAAAGAAACAGAATGGACAAGTAAAAGCGGTTACTGCAAAAACTGCGCAGCAGACGTGTTAAAAGCACGTCAACAAAGTCGTCCGAAGAATCCCGTCCTGATTGTTGTCGCGTCTCTACTCGGGGTGGCGGCCATCATATTTGCTGTTAGCCTTTCCTTGGGTAAACCTGTAACCGCTGCACCTACGCCTCAAGAGGCTGATCCGGAACTTACCACCGCTCAAAAAATGGATATGCTCGCTACGGAGTTAATGCTTTCATGGGAGACAGAGCCGGACGAAACAATAGACATCGTATTTAATGACACGGAACTGGAGCTTCAGATAACGATTTTGAATCAGGGGCTCACGAAGGATATCTTGGCAGAGGGTCTAAAAAGTCTTGAGGGGCGCCAAGCATGGCAAGATGTCAAGGATTCTTACGAAAGTGCCAGCGCAAAGACATTGGCTGCTGTAAATGCAGAAGATGTTTGGGGCGTTGATGCTGTCGTTTCCTTGGTCGATTCGGATGATCCTACCATAACCTTTCTCCAGACAAGGAACGGCGTTCTCGAATACGATATATCCGAAGAATTATATATGGATGTCCTAGACGGCGACATAGAACCCGTCTCCGGCAATGGCAGTGGTGACATTGTGATAACTACAGCGGTCGCTTCCGAGTCTCGTCTTTGTAAAATCAATTTTACTCATGATGGAGACGGTAATTTTATTGTACGCGACTTGGCTGCAGATGGAGATTTGATCGTAAACGAGATCGGAGTATGGAATGGAACTTACCTCTTTACCCCAGGCAGCCACAGTTATGAAATTACGGCCGACGGAAACTGGACTTATTCGGTTGATACGATAGATAAAGGCGCACGCTCCGGTGCATCCGGTACACGAGATGGCGTGTCCGGTTGGTTCGACAGTGTTGAAGCATCGAAAGTTTCTTTTACGCATAGTGGCGAGGGCAACTTCGTAGTATGGCTTTATTGCCCTGATACGGAGGAATCTGAGCTCATTGTAAACGAAATCGGGCGCTACAAAGGCGAAAAATATGTTGAGTTCGATCCGAATATACGGTACATTTGGATCGTGACTGCAGACGGAAGTTGGTCGATATCTATCGATCAATAATAAAAAAATGTCGTCTCCCTGTTGGCGCAGGAGAGACGGCTGGTATAGCATTGCCTTGGATTGCCAGCTTTGCTATGCCCTCATTATACCAAAGGAGGGGTTCTATGGCAACGAAAAAGAAGATTACCGACAAGGTGGACAAGCGACGCCGTGCGAAGGTAATCGTAGGATACGATGCAGATGGCGATCCGGTGATTCGGTACGCGAGCGGCCGTACCGCGAAAGAACTGGAGGCAA